GCGGCGCCGAGGCCGACCAGAAGCAGGCAGGCCAGCGCGACCGATAAAGCACGGGCGGAGATCACGACAGCACCCCGCCCGCTGCAAGATAGTGCGCTGCCAGGTCATCGAGAGAATGCTCACGCTGGCCGTAACCAGCCCCCGGCAGGCTGGCCCAAATGTTGGAGCACTTCTGCACGGCATCCGCCAAGCGACCGGCCTGTATATCTGCCAGCGCGCGGCGCTCCTTAATCTGCTGCAACGCCACCAGATCCTGGTTAGCCGGGGTGAAGCCGCCTTTCAGCGCCAGGCTTTCGCGGTAGGCATCCCAGTACCTCGAAAGAAGCTGATACCTGCCTGCCGCAGTTGAATAAACCTTGTACCGAGGAAGATAGACCTTCAGGCGCGGGTGATCAGCGTACCCATTGAACAGTCCTCCACCGACAACAACGTTGTAGCCGTTGTCGCTACCTCTGATCGTGCTGGTCCCTTCAGACCACGCAAGCATGTCCAGGAACGCAAGAACGTTCCTCCCTCCAGCGGTTTTCTCGGAAACGACTGCCATCGGCGGTCCCTCTCTCAATAGGTGAATGAAATGAAACGGATCGATATCTCCGGGCTTCGCTATGGGCGTCTTTTGGTGGTCGCCTACGACTCTCCCGGGGAAAATGGAGGATCTGTCTGGCTCTGCCGGTGTGAGTGCGGAGCCGAGGTCAAAGTGAAGTCGTCGAACCTGCGAGGCGGCTCGACACGTTCGTGCGGATGCCTCGCCAGCGAATGGGCTTCAGCACTTGGCTCAAATAGGGAATTCGTCAGGAAGCGTGCAGCCAAAGTCACCGCGCACGGGCACAGCCGTCGAGGGGTGAAAACCCCGGAGTACAGAACCTGGCTAGGCATGAAACGCAGGTGCTACGACGAGAAGTACAAGGACTTCCCTAACTGGGGCGGTCGCGGTATCAAGGTCTGCGAACGTTGGAACGAGTCGAGATTGACGGCACTCAGTTCACCAGCATTGCCCAGGCGATTTTTTTGGCGATGCTGGGAGTGGCTGAGAGCAGTAAGATCAAGGCCTACAACCGTTCTGATTCGCCAGAATTCGCATCGATTGGTACAAAAACTGGTACACAGTCACGTCTTCAGAATGTATAGCTATCTGTTGGCATGCAAAGGATCGAGCCGAGACTCAGCAGGATTGGTATCATCGCCTACAACTGACTGAAAATCTTCCATGCACATATGAACCGGATTGTCAAGGTAATGAGTTCAAGCCCAAATTCACAAGCAGAACAAAAATATTTAATACACCCAAAATATAGGCCTGATATAGATGGAATGAGGACTATAGCTGTTATTTCTGTAGTCCTATATCACGCATTTCCTAGATGGATGCCTGGAGGATTCATAGGAGTTGACGTATTTTTCATAATATCAGGATATTTGATCTCAACTATTCTCTACGGAAGTCTGTCAACAAACACATTTAGATTTACTGAGTTTTACGCACGAAGAATAAAAAGAATTTTTCCTGCTCTAATATTGGTTCTTGTTAGCTGCTACGTTTTTGGATGGTTCACTTTATTCGCAGACGAGTACAAGCAGCTAGGAAAGCATATAGCATCCGGATCTGCATTCATATCTAACTTCATTCTTTGGGATGAAAGCGGTTATTTCGATACATCCGCAGAAGTAAAACCATTATTACACCTTTGGTCGCTAGGGATAGAAGAGCAGTTCTATATAATATGGCCTTTTGTTCTTTGGGCTGCATGGAAAATCAGGCTGAACTTACTAACAATGACGACAGCATTTATGGCTTTGTCATTCTCAATTAACATTCTTAATATCTCAGAATACCCAACATATACTTTTTTCATGCCTCACGCTAGAGCATGGGAGCTTTTCCTTGGATCGATTCTCGCATACCTTTCATATAATTTATCAGAATATCTCAGCGTAATCAGACTAAGAATTGACAAGATAGCGACGCTTGTGTTCATGCGGCCTGGAACGGAAAGCAATGGATCGGTACTATCGACATTTCAATCTATTATAGGTATTTCGATCCTGGCTTTCGGTTTCTATGCGGTAAACAATTCAGAATTTCCGGGTTGGAAAGCAATCATCCCATGCTCTGGCGCAATGCTGCTGATCTCTGCCGGAAATACTTCGTGGGTGAACAGAAATATACTATCCAGCAGACCGTTCGTGTTTATAGGACTTATCAGCTTCCCTTTATACCTTTGGCACTGGCCGATATTATCTTTTGCCAGAATAATAGAAGGAGACGTTCCATCCAGATTGATACGGATATCAGCAGTTGCATTATCTATTATTTTGGCGTGGGCAACCTATAGATTCATTGAGACTCCGCTGAAGAAATCGACATGGAATTTAAAAACATTTGTCATATCTATGACAATGTTACTAGTTGGAACTTCTGGATACTTAACATATATACTAGATGGGATTCCAACAAGATCTAATGTAGTCAAAGCTGCTGAAGTAAACGCTCAGTTCACAGGTCCAATTTGGAACTACGCAACTAACGACGTCTGCTTGAAAAGATACGGATATGAGTCTGCGAAAAGCTATCCGTGGTGGTTCTGCATGACGAACAAAGATCAGAATCCAACAGTTATTCTTTTAGGTAACAGTTATGCAAACCATCTATACCCGGGCCTTTCTACAGAGAAAGATCTTTCTAAACAAACATTTTTATCTATTGGCGCATGCGATACTTATCTTGCATATTCAAAGCAGCCTGACGAACCTGCAACTCCATGCTCTGGGAATAGACCTAAAGAACAGTTAGACAATGTAAAATATATTATAGAGTCAACGAAAACAGTAAGATATATAATTATCTCTGGAATACCAAAAGACGTATCAGGCGATTACATAGCCAGGCTTGACGAAACTATAGGATACCTTGAGGGGCAGGGAGTCAAAGTAATAATCTCAACTCCGCACATAAGAGAAAAAATAGATATTAAGTCTTGCTTCTCAAGGCCTCTAAAAAACAGCGTAGATTGTACATTTGCGATCTCCGAAAAATCAGAAATTGACAAAGCAATGGAACCATTGAAATCCCAAATAAAAGCAACGCACCCATCTGTCAAATTCTTTGACCCAAATACAATTTTCTGTGATGGAGGTAAATGCTCTCTCGTAGTCGATGGAATGCCAATGTATCGTGATGAATACATGCACTTTTCAGTATTCGCCAGCGAACTGTATGCGAAGAAATTCGTGCAGTGGGCAGAGAAAAACGGGATAGATATAGTTGATTGAAAGTAAAGGCCCCTAGCAGGGGCCTTTTTCAGTTTGCGATCCTGAGCATTCTGTATCCAGGGCCAGCAGAGTCGGCTGCTCCCACTAGGACTCTACCTAATTGTACTGTAGTGCCGTTGCTATATCGAAGAGACAGCACAGTTTGCCCTGATGATGGCTCATTTATTCCTATTTTTGCCATAGTTGCCGATCCATCGACATTTGTAAAGTTCCAGCTTTCACCATCGCAGGTATTTCCAAATGGATACCAAACTCCAGGTGTTCCAGGGATAACACAAACCCATCCAGCATATCCTTTAGAAGAATGGTCCTTGTTAATAACAACAGATCCAGCTCGCCATGCCCTATTCCCATATGCAGATGGGTCATCACTAGGCCTTACATTACCCAACTCAATATCATTCAGGATTAGCCTATCTTGGGTATTAGACATCCCAAGAATGGCGGCATCGTTCATAGTGATCTGAGTATCAGAGCGAACATAGTTCAGCCTACCAGAGCAGAAATTACCAAGACTCGTTCCGCCGAACGTGTATCCCCACCTAACCGCATAGAATGCAGGGTCCTCATTATTAGCTGCGCTATTAGCGTGCATATTACCAGCATGGTACACGCCAAGGTTTGCCGTGGAGGGGAAGCTATCGCCAATAATATCAGGGCCGCCATTACCCTCGAAATAGCAAGATGTAACGGCTATTCCTCTAACATGAGAGTAAAGAATTCCAAAACCGGAAAGACCTTCAATTAAGCAATTGTCTATATAACAACCACTAACCGATTTGTTACCGGTGTTATCAATAGTGCTCCAGAAATTTCCACCATGCTCAATCTGAGAGCCAGTTGCCCGGATATCAAAAGCGCCGCCATTTGATTCAATAAAAGTACCAGACCAATATCTAATATTGTTGTTTGGGCCTATATATATTGATTGAATATAACTTAGAGTTTTAAGCAACTTCAAATAGCTAATAGAGCACGAATCAAAATAAATTCTGAGGAATTTATTATCATCTAGTATATATGCATTGAGTGCAGCATTAGAACATGTAAACTTTAGATTCTCAAACTTTACGTTCTGAGAAGACGGCATTCTCATGCCAGTCGGGTCAATATTTTGAGAAATTGTTGTGGTGAACATTGCTATTTCTGAGTCAACATAAAAACCACCACCATTTATGCCTCTTATAGAAAATGTATCCCTAGTAGATACACCATCGACAGGCCGGTCAATAGATATAGGGCTAGCTAGGCGAATCATCGTTGGAACAACAAGCTCTTTGGCCGGGAATGAAGCGTTACAGTAATTAACCGCAGCCTGAACAGCAGGAGTCCAATCCCACGTAGCAGGGTCTGATTCCACCGGCTTCGTAGTGACTAGAGAGGCAAATTCCCATACATTTATGCTATTACCATTTAGTGCAGAACTAACTGTTGAGATTTCATCGGATAGCTCATTACGGCTCCATCCTACTAGCTCCCCGCCCTTCTCGGGGTCTGAGTCGTTTGCAAGATTCTGCGAAAGAACGTCGTCACCGAGAGGAATGAATAAAGACGACTCTGAAGACCAATTTCCGGTAGTAGTGTACGGAAGAGTAACCGTGCTTGGATTTGGCCTGTAGGCAACTCCATCTTTCATCACATACTGATTACGATCAGTGAATGTGATGCCAGGTCCATATTCACCTAAAGAAATCCAAGCAGAACGTTCCAAGAAGTCTTGGAAGCGCTGCTCTCGACTATCCTGATCGGATTGAAACGAATTTTCCATGCCCTGGAATGTGCGACGAGACCTGGAAAACCGGTCAGACCAATGGTCTGACTCAACATTATTCAGGGCGTTATCAAAGTTCTCTGCGTTGTCGTACAGATCACGCGGGTCTTTGGAGCCAAGCGGATTGCCGGTGGCATACGTAGTCATGCAAATTCTCCGAGCATGAAAAGCCCGCTCTATGGCGGGCTCTGGGTTTTTGTGTGCGGTCAGCTGGGGGCGCTGGCGTTGTCGTATGTGTAGACCCTGGAGTCGTAGTTCACGGCCTGAACAGAGGCTCCTGAAAATCCATCCGGGTCGATTGAGCTAATCAGCGCGGGGTAAGCAAAACGAGTGGACGTGCCAAAAAGCAGATGCGGCGGCTCAATGTCCCACGATGTATCAGGAGTGAAATCTAGCGCCGGAACCACTAGGTGGTATTCGTCAAAACGACTAGCACTATAAGGACCGGAAAGCGTTCCATCAGGACGGCGAATAGCGACCACATAAGGACCAGGAGCCGACCAATCAAATGGCTCGCTTGATTTTAATAGCCAGTTTGAACCGGTATTTATAGCGCTGAGCAATAGAGAGCTTTGCCCGAATCCTGGCACATCATCAGCAAGAGCAACATAATCCCAATACTCGCTATTCAGAGCATCAAGCTCAGTCGAGAATGTGTAGTTCGTCCTTCGGTACTTCTGAACCATACGACGCCGCATACCGTATCGATAGGCTCTATTCCTGTCAGTGATTCCAGCGGCTTTGATTTTCTCAACCTTACGGCCCACATCTTCTGGAAGCCTGCATTGGATCGTGTCTTCGATCCAGCCATTAGAGTTTGTGAACTCCACATCCACACCATCATAATCATCTTCTGATGGCGCGCTTTTGCCTATCTTTAGCGCCTGTGTCATGTTCTGCGGCGTGTACATGTGTCCGTACAAAGTCCTCGGCTCGTCCCTGGCGGCGCTTATAACACCTCTTTTGATCGTCAGCTCAGAGAAACCAGCAGCCAAAGCCTCTTGAAGAATCTGCTTTACAGTTATGCTGGTGCTGTCATAGATCATGTCGAACTTGTCGCCGCGCGATTTCCAAATCGCGTCAAGCCGGTCGAACTCTGCCAGGTCTATGTCGGAGTCTGTGTAGCCACGTTCCTTGGCCTGGTATATCACATAAGGCGCGATATCCCTTGTAGCCTGTTCAGGAAGCCAAACACCCCCTGACCTAACTGGAAGAATGCGGGTTGCCTCCACAGAAACACGGCTTTCGGTCTGAGCAGAAATCCTATCTGAAGACCTATATCTAATCCCGATAGTGGTTACATTAGCGTAGGACGAAGGAGCATTTAGCCTTGATCTGAGGCCATACCATTGCAAAGTGTCTCGGAACTCTAGCTCATTTTTACCATAGGGATATCTTTGCCTAACCCTTATCTCTGCTCGCATTGCATATGGAAGAGTAAGCTGAGTAGTAAATCCTATTTGGTCTAGAGTCTGTGCGCTATGCGAATATTCAATGGAAGTCCAGGCGCCCCCAATAGCCATATCACGATATTCGATAGTGTAGTACACCGCAAGTGGAGCCATATTTCCTTCTGAACCGATCCAAACCAGACCGTTCGGACAGAACATATCCCACTCGACAACTCTGGTAACCTCCCCAGGCGGGCACACTGGGAAAGGCCCTCGATACCCACCTTGAAGATTTGAAGTGTCTACTGTGACTCTAGATATACTTGAATTCAGAGTAGAGAATCCTGGCCAAGTTGGGTCAGTAGCTCCGGCAGATGTAAGACGCTCGACGGTAATCTGATTGGAACTGTATGAAGTTATTCTATATCTTAGACCTCGAAGTCCAATTGCTGCATTCCCTGATCCAACCTGAAGCGCATTTACTGGAGATCCATTATCATAATTCAAAGTCAAAGTAGTAGATGTAAGACTGTTTACAACATAAAGCCCTGAGTTAGACCCTACCACTTGTATCTGTGTTCCAACTGTAAATGCTAGCTGCGTTATATCACCAGAAATAGTATCTCTAGCACTTCCACCTCCATCCGTAACTGTATATGGATACATAGCTTCTACACGTAGAATAGTTCCTGGAACCCAGTCAGATGGGAAAGAACCTGCTCCAGATGGAATAATTATATTGTATCCAGAGAAAGTAAATGTTGTAGAACTAGGATTAGGAGTTAAAGATGTAGCCTCTGTAAGCTCAAGACCAGAATTTCCAGTTGAGCTTGCCCCAACCTCAGGAGCGCTATGCCACCAAACAGATGCGGGGTGTCCACTTACATTCTGTCCAGGCTCAAATATTTGGAATGAAGCTTCTGCTCCGAGTGCTAGGAATGTAGTATCGCCGATCTTCACTCCGCCTTCGTCTATTTGGAATCGGCCTTTGCCAATGCAAAGCATCATTTCCGTCCACTGCTCACGAGGGCCGGCAAAGTATCGACGAGGCGGAAGAATGTAGTCCGGATAGATCAATCTACGTCCAGCAACGTCCCTGATAGCGTCGCCCAGTTTCACCTTGTTCCCGCGCGGGCTTGAGTCTGCTAGAGACTCACCTTGCCCAGGATTGGCAGGCATGCCCGGGAGCTGCGGCATGAGCATCCGAAACGCAGCCTGTACGCCTTTGAACAGCGCTGCCGTGATTGTGAACGGATCGGTTCCACGCGGCTCCGGGTAGATGCGAACAACATCGCCTCGCTCGATGATTCGAGCGTCCCATTCGGATGGGTGGATCAGTTCCTCATGCGCGCGCTTCTGCGCATCACTTAAGTCTTCGCAGCGCTCAACCTCAGCAGGAATAATCCCAATACTGATAGGCGGCCGCTCTTGATCCGAGTAGTTCTTTACGTTCTCGACCAGCCACGCGCGAATGGACATCGGACGGACGAGCGGATGCCGCTCCAGCGGCTCGCCGTCAAGCCTGCTCGGATAAATTTCGATCACGGTAGAAGATCACCTTGGTGTATTGATCGGTGAAAGTGCGTAATGGCGTTAGCGATACGCCGCAGCCTGGATTCGTCTCCAGAACTCGCTGACGCCCATCTACATCGACAACCAGGCCAACATGCACGCATGCCTGCCCACGAAATGCCGCTGCAATTGCTCCAGGGAATGGCTGACATTCCTCTAGCGCCCGCTCTACCTCAGCGCGGTAAGAGCGCTGGAAGTCGAGAATCGACTTACGCGTAACCGCACCGAAGTCACTGAGCATGGGAAGACCGAAAAGCTCAGACCTAGCGATGATCGTCAGGCCCCAGCAATCCACGCGTGGCAGAGCCCTTCCGCCTTCCTCGTAGATGGCGGAGAGGTATCTGTTCGGCATAGTCTTAGGGCCAGTATTTCAGTCCAGGGAAATTCAGTACGTCATAGATCAGCCGGCAAGCCGCAGTGTTGATTAGGTCGTAATATCCGGCCTCGACCTGGACAGTCACGCCTTCGAAATCTGCACCCTTCACACGCATTCGGTATGGCCTCTCAGCCGGCGCAGATAGGTCGGTGTCGAGATAGATCCGCAGCACCAACGTAATGGTCTCTCCAGCATCAATAGCCGCGTTGATACGCTGCTGGGCGATACCTATCACGTTGTCGATGGCGAACCCGACAGACTGGTTCCCGCTGTTATCTCGCTTAGGGATTGATACATCGATGCCGGAAGCCAAAAAGGTCAGCGTGCGCCCATCCTCAGTAACGCAGGTCTGATCCTCGAAGCCCTGGCACACCAAGATAGGGTCAGCCCAGATAGGGCAAGTCAGCTCGACCGTTGCAATCGCGCATTCTTTCCCGCCAGAGGCGTAGAAGCGTTCAAGGATCGTCATGCTTCAGGCCATTCCCGGTTCATAGCGATATCAAAGATGTCTGGATGCAGGATGAATTCCGGAAGGATGGTCCAACCTGGATCAAGGATCGGGCGCTCACGCAGCTCTAGGGTCGCCGTGAAGTCCCAAAGCGAAAGGCTCCCACTCACCAGATCGGGGCCGTCGTAGATATCCGTGAATCGGGCTACGTATGTCCGCAGACCATTCGGTGTTTCCGGCGTCTTGAGAGGGCATTCAAACCACTGCGAGCCATCAACCAACTGATCACGAAACCATGCCTCGAAGAGCATCGCCTCGGTATCAGTTAGCCGCCAACGGACAGACGCCATAGTTGGAACGCTGGTGAATCTACGCCGCTGCCTGGCACGCCCGCTTTGAAGCTCAGTACGAGCCAGCGGGCTTACTGGGTTGAAACCATAGCCCTCGCGCAGTGGCGGACGAATGTTCGGGTACTGAATCATGTTCCGCTCCTGCGCACGCCAAACGAACTGCCAATAGCCTTAGACGAACGGCCATCACCGAGAAGGTCTGCCACCACAACATCAATGATGTACTGATCATCCTGGCGGCGAGTATTGACCTGCCCCGCGCGGCCGCGATCCTCAATCAGGTTTATGGTTGGAGCCCCTGCGCTTGCCTGATTACGCCGTACGTCATCAAGCGTCCGGTCTAACTTTGCACTTGTCTCTGCCGTCGTTACCCTCTCGCCCTTCTTGAGGTTCCAGGTCCCATCCTCAGGGACGGACATAATGCCGTCATGGGCCTGACCAGAGAGATTGACGTTCTTCACTGCTGCTACCTGTGCCAACTGAGCTGTAACCGCAGCAGCCGCTGCTGCAATACCAAGCGCTGGGCCAATGACGGGAATTCCCGCCATGGCCGCATAGGCATCAGACGCTGTCTTTGGAGCGTTCAGCAGGGTCTTCGCTATCGCATATGACTTCTCGGCAACGAATGCTGCCTTGTAGAGGCCGGATTGCTCTCCGAAGAAGCTCTTGGCCAAGCCGCTCAGATTTCCAAAGAACTGCTCATTGGCGCTCAACGTCACCTGCTGACGGGACCGCTCAATAGCGGCTAGGGCCTCTTCGTGTTCTTGCTTTAGCTTCAATTCCTGCTCATCCCATTGAGCAGTCAATTCAGCTTTAGCCTCTCGATTTGCATTCAGAAGATCGAGTTGGGATTGATACCATTTCTCAAGCTCTTCCTCTGCTTTGTCGATCTTGTCGAGTTCACCCTGAGGCCCGGCGACTACAGCATCTGCGCCGCCGAAAGAGGGCGGAGCGGAGAATGAGTCAGAAACGATTCGCGAAGCGACACGATTTCTTTCCTCGTCGCTCAGCCCCTGCATTGCGTCAAGAACCGCAAGACGCTCTTTCGTTGTATCAAGCAGCCGCTCTTCGTCAGTCCTGAGGTCCTGGACAAGCTTCTTGTAGTCTTCCTGTGCCTTTTGCTGTTTCTTGAAGGACTCGACCGTCTCAATCGCCGCCTTTGCTTGCGCCAACTGCGAGGCAGTTGCCCCATCCAGCTCAAGGCGGTAGAGCTTCTGCTCGTCGGCAGTCATGCCGACAGTTGCAGCCTCCAGTTGCAGTGACGAAATAAGACTGGTGACTGCCTGTTGTCGACGCTTTGCGGCAGCTTCGACCTCTTTCCCCGGCGCCTCGAACGTCCCGGTCTTGTTCTTTTTCCTAAGATCATCGAGGAGCTTGGCTAGCTCTTTCACCCGGCCATTAACGTCACCAGTACCGGCGTTACCAATGAACTCAAGAACTTCGACGATCTTCTTACCGGAGCCGACCATGTCTTCGGCAAAAACCGAAGTGCTTGCTTTCACTCCGTCAAGATTCTGAACGAATCTCTTCGCCCACCCAGCCGGCCCGGAGGCGATCTCAAGCCATGTAATCCCCTCGAATGCAGAAGAGGCCACTGCCGCAGCGCCGGCAATCGACTTGCCTACAAGCTGGAAGGCTCCAACGGTGGCTACCGCCGCTCCGGCAACGAGCTTCAGCGTAGTGACAAGAAACTCCCCAACGGCGACCATCGATGTCCCTTCCTTTGAAACATCGAGTAGCTTCGTGGCGAAGTCGCTCAGCACGGGAATCAGCGCAGACGTAAGTTGGTTCTTGAGGCCCGTGGTGCTCTGCTCTACAAGCCAAGTGGCCGCCTGAAGCTCGCTAGCCGACTTAATCGTCTTCTCGTCGAGAATCGCGCCGGCGGCCTGGGCAGCGTCACCAAAGGTCTTGAATCCTTCAGCGTTATTGCGAAGCAACGGGAGCAGCGCAGTCGCATCGCTCGCTATAGCCTCCAGATAGAAGGTCATGTCCGACTGGCTGACCTTGGCCTTTTCCAGGCTTGAGACGTACAAGCCAAGGGCCTGGGGACCGCTCAGGTTCCGGAACTGGTCTGCGGTCACGCCAACTTTAGGCGCTACGTTCTCGAAGAAATCGGCAAGCGCACCGCCGCCGGTATTGAGGAAGTCGCCTACCTTGTCGTTAACGTCCTTGAAGATGTCAGCAAGCTTCTCTTGCTCAATGCCAACCAGCTTTGCGCCAGCCGCATACTTCTGAAACTCGGTCGTGCTCGCATTGGCAACGCTAGCAAGGTTTGCGATTTCATTGGCATTGCGGACGGTAGAGACAGTGAGAGCGGCAAGCGCGGTGATGCCTGCCGCAGTGGCAGCGCCAATCGCAGCCCCCACCTTTGCCGCATTTTTCTCGACCTCTTTGCGCCACTTTTCCGACCGGCGCTCGGCGGCATCCATGCCGGCCACGAAGCCGCCAACCTTGGCGATGAGATCAAGTGTAAGCGTCCCTAGGCTGCGTGATGCCATTACCGGGCTCCAATGAAAAAGCCCGGAATGATCCGGGCAAAACGAAGGACTAGGCCCAGGTCTCGAGGGCCTGATCTAGACTGATTACGGGCTCTTCTTCATGCGGCATGAAGTCGTACAGCTTGTACGACTCCTTGCTGTGCGTATTGGCGTAGAGCGCGGCGAGCAATGCCGATCCACGCTCTACCCTCATGCCGATATGGAGACTCCCGCGCTTGCTCCGGAACTTGCACCAGCTCAGGAACTCCCGGTAGGTGAGACGCGACTTGGCTTCTGCGATGGTTCTTCCGCCAATCCCGCACATCACCAGCTCATGCCACACCTCATCTAGTTCGCTGAGCTGGTCGTCTTTCCCAGGTTGTTCACCTCGGCGATAACGGTGAGCAGGGCGATGGTCAGGTTTCCATCCAGCGCGCCGCGACCGGGATCGGCCTCGCCGGTGATATCTGCCGGCGTGAATACCGGCTTACCCTCTTCATCCACGATTGACGCAGCGATCCGACCCGCTACGCCATCCACCTTGCCATTCATTGCCAGAAGGTCAGAAACAGCGGTGCTATACGACAGTGGCCGGACGTAGACGGTGGCGGTCAGTTCCTTGTCGCCCTGCTTCCAGGTGATCTCTTTTTCGATGGGGGCGCCGGTGAAGGCGCCAGCTTCTTTTAGGGAATCAATCGACAGATGCATGACCACTCCTTAAGCGGATTTGCGAATCCAGGCGGAACCGCCGGAGCGCTGAATGGTTGCGGTAGAGGTCACCACAGCGTTGGCTGCGAAATCGAACGGGAAGTCGCTCACATAGCCGCGGAAGACGAACCAGGTACGCGTCGGCGGCAGAACGAAGTCCCAATCACCGTTGCTGTCCTGTGCCTCGGTTGGTGCAACGCCAATACCGTCAGACCAGCCAACCGCAAAAGCGATGTCCTGGTCGATCTGGTCGTCAGACTCGGACAATTGGTAGAGGCGGATATGGGAGCTGTTGCGCGGGTCAGCGTTGAGGGTCAGCGACGCCTGCCCAGGCGTGCGCAGTCCGCGCAGGTAGCGCCGAACAGTTTCGCTAAGGCATGTGGTTTCGATCTGGTCGGCGGGGTTGCCGCCGGGGTTGAACGCGGTTGCGCACTCGACCTCGATTGCTTCGTAATCACCAGTCGGGCTGCCGCTAGAATCTCTGGACGGAACCAGGGCATAGATCTGGGTTCCTTGAGCCAAAATTGCCATTGTGTTTCTCCTGTGGCGGGTTTCTTGAAGCACAAAAAAACCCGCTCAAGGCGGGTTGGTCGGTATTGGTTGGTCTATCGCTGGACTATCCAGTCGACGTCAAAGCTGACTCGGTAGGTCTTGGTATCAGGGTCAACAGATTCCCCTCCCCAGCGGACCACATAGGCTGAAAGCTCAATCGCATCCCTAATGGCCTTGGCGGCATCTCGAGCCTCCGCAGCAGTGGCCGAAAAAATGTCCACTTGGATGGTGAACCCATCGGCGTCAGGACGGCCCCATAGGTAGTTCTCGGGCGATCCCGATATGGTCTGCCATGTTGCATACGGTTTGACGACGAGCTGGGGGGCCAGGCCAAACTGATACATCCTCAGCGGGGACGCGCCAAGGATCGCGGTAACAGCGGGACTACTTGAGCAGACCTTAAAGATTGGCGGGTACATACTCACCCCTGTGCAGCCTTCTTGGCTGCGCGCTTGATGGCCCTATCGATGCCTTTCTCGTATTCAGATACGAAGGTGCTTGTGACTTCTGCGATGTTGTCTGCCAGAGCGCTTCGCATGAAAGGCTGAGCCCGCATGTCTTCTGTTCCGAACTCAAGAAGTCTCCAGTGCGGCGTCGGGGCATTCGCAGTCTTGTCCGAGCGCTCCCCTTTCTTGGGAAGAACGGCACCATGCAGAACGCCAATTCTGAACCCTAAGTCGCCCGTGCGTTTGAACAGACGACCGTTCCAGCGCAACGCGATATTGTCGGAAATACTCCGGCCGGTTCCTGGATCGTCGATTTTTGCCGCGCCTTGTTTGGCTGCTTGCACTACGATCATTGCTGCCTTACGCAAAGCGGCGCGTCCTCCTCTCCGCTTCACGTCCTCCGTAACGGAGTCCAACTTTCCAAGCAGGGAATCCAGACCGGTAATGCTGAACTCGACGGTATCAGCCATGGAATCTCCGGAACGCAAAGCTGGTGATGCCTTCTCGGCCGAGGTCGGATTCTGCCTCGTTCATTTCCACCAGTTCGAAGCCCTGCCGCTCGCACCAGGCAACCAGGCCAGGGAGACTCCAATACCAGCAATGCTCTCCCGGCTTGTAATGCTTGGAGGCCAGGCAGTCGGTCTGATCCTTGTAGATCGGCATGGACACGAACAGCCACTCGCCAACATGGTCGAGCAGCTTCTCCGGCTCGGGAATGTGTTCCAGGCTGTCCCAGCAGGTCACGGCTTCTGCGTGGTGCTGGTACGGGTCGTAGTAGCGCTCCTGCGCCTTCAGCCAGTCCACCGCCTCCGGGTTCACGTCGAAACCCATAGCGCCGGACTCGGTGACGAAACGGCCTCCGCCGATACCGATGTCTACCACCTGGCCGGTAAAGTGACGGCGCACCAGATCAATACGGGCGCGGGTCAGCGCGGCGCCCATCGGGGTAGCGTCAAGCAGCTGGTACTTCTCGAAATACGGTCCCGTGTAGTCCATCGGAGGGCGCGGGTGGAAGCCCATGCCAAGCTCTTCAGACCAGAGCAGGCAGTCGGTCAGCCCAGGCGGCAAAGCGTGCGTCATGATCGGCGATCCTTTTGTCACAAGTGTGCTGTTTCATGGTGCAGCGGCAGAACCTGTCAGGAACCGCGAAGGTGATGCGGGACAGGTCCATGCATTTGTCGGTGATGTGTTCTGGCGAGTTGTATCCGCCCTGACCGCCGCAGATGATCCAGGCCGGCACCTTGGCGGCGATGGCGGCCGGAACGATCCAGCCAATCCCACCGATTACCGCGTCAGCGTGCTGGAGCAGCGCCAGCAGTTGTTCAACTGGCAGCTCGCCCTTGTGGAACTGGATGTCAGCCGGCGGAAGTGGATCGATGGCCCACTCCTTTCCCGGCTCCAGGTCCGCCACGGAAACCACTCTCCAGCCCCTTCGGCGCATCTCTGAGGCAGCGCTGGCGATGTACTCAGGCAGTGGGTTGCGCGTGTCTGCACGCCACTCAGCGCGAACCGTCGCCGGGCGAACCAGGACATAGCGCCCTTCGACCGGTGATGGACCGAAGTCTGGCAGATCAAACGCACCCGGTTCGCACCGGAACGCTTGGCGCAAGCCCTGGATGATCGGCATCTGGCCGTAGGCGATTCGGAGCTGGCCGCCACCGAATGGCTTATGCCACTGCGCCGGGCGCTGGACGTTCTTCGCTTGCGTGCGGAGCTGCGTGCTCGGACGCACGCATTTCACATCGATGTCTGCATAGAGCTGGGGCCACGGCGTTTCGAGATATGCCCCAAGGTGCTTCTTCACGAACGCGCGGGCGTAGATATTGTCACCAAGGCCAAGCATTCCGCGGATGAACAAGTGACCTCCTAGCGTCCGTCCGTCAATCCATCAGAGCAGCGCAGTCTCCATTCACGCCGAGCTGTGACATCGGTCTCCGCGCTGGTGATGTTGTAGACCCGTCCATCCCAGATGACCCGCCAGGTGTAGAGTTCCAGCCGCTCAACGGGGAACCATCGACAATTGATCCTGGCAGTGGTCTCCGCCTGCGTAGCATCGGCAGCGATCAACTCGCGACCTGGGCCAGTCAGAACCTCGGCGGGCAGGTCGGCGCGACCGGAGAACAGAACGGTCTCCCAGGTCGTCACCATTTCCCCCGTATCAGGGTCTTGTGTTTGTACCTGCCGCTGAAACTGAATGCGGTGGCGCATACGGTAGGCCAGCATTCAAACCCCCAAGCCGCATCGGTACGGCATCAGCTTCACCTCGGCCGCCTTGCGCAGCGTCGCGATTTCATCGGGAGCAGCCTGATAGCTGGCCTGAAGCAAAAGAAGCACTCCGATGACCACGCTAGGCGGAAGTCCCGGTTCGCTACTGACAGCCTCACTGCTCTCTTCGCAGTTGCAAAGGCCATCAAGGGACTGGCGCCACATGAACTGGCAGGCCTCGTCCTCCGCTCCATCCAGCAGCAACTGGAGCTTGGCGTCATCCCAATCGTGGATCACATCAAGAAAGGACTTTGCCGTATCAAGCGGGATCAGGCTCATTCAGCGCGTCCTCCAGCGGTCTACGCGCGAAACAGGTAAGCGCCGTTTCGCGTGTGCAATTGATGATTTCTATCCCAGGGTTCTTGCGCTTCAGGCTTTCGAACTCTACCGGCCACTCGGATATCTTCCCTGCACTACCCAGTCCTCTGGGGTGATCACCATGCCAGTGAGACATCCCGCCAGTTTTCTGCATGTCGTAGCCGAGAAGGATGATTCGCTTGGCGCCCCTGGCTATGGCCAAAGAAACTGCGCCGCCGCCTGAGTTTCTGTAGTGCTCGATGCGTGCCGTCTTGATTCCGAAGGGATTGGCGCTGAGTGTCAGAAGCTCGCCACAGAAGTTTGCTTTAGCCTCGGCGGCGTATCTCTCCCACCAGACTTTATCCATTGCCCACAGCGCATCAGCCCAGGGAGTCAGTCGGAACGTTGTGTTCGTACAGATGGCCGCCCTCTGCGGCGAGGAGTTCCGCCACTCTCGGACTCGTTCGCAGTCTTCTGCTGTGAGGCTGGGGCCACTTGCGAGGCAGACAGCGACTCGCCAGCCACAGGCTTTGGGATCTCTGATTCCACAATCTGGCAAAGTCCGCGCGCCACCAACTGGCGAGCCAGGTGCTCGGATGCGAGGTATGCATCACCACCAGCCTTTCTTACACGACCGCCATCTAGGTATGAACGAACAGGCTTGATCATTACGTCAGACATAATCACCTCAAAGAAAGAGGGGCCGGGATACCGGCCCCTTCCAGTCAGCTGGCGGTCAGCGAACCAGTGACAAACGCCTCAGGCCGATAGACCGCGAAGGCCAGTCGCTCTTCAGCGCGGATGGTTACCATGTTGTTCTCGAAGTCCTTGTCGTTCTCGGTGGAGACCAGAACCTCGATATCCATGCGGTCGAAGATCTGGGCGCCGAGCGAGAACGCTCCGGTCAGGAACTCGTCCTGAGTGATGGCCTGGGTTTCCACCACCGGCAGACGCCAGAGGGTCGGAGTGGTGCCGTTCTGCGGGCTGCCGATGATGTAGCGGTTCTCGGCGTCCTTGGTCAGCTCGATCAGCGCCCAGTCGATGGGGTTGAGAACGATACCGCTGGCCGGGAACTCGGCCAGTTGCGCCTGAAGGATCGCCAGGCGGATGCGGTCGATTCGCTGTTCTGCGGTTACCACTACGCCACTCGGCGGCGCGTAGGCCTGTGCCTGCGGAATGATGCCGTGCAGATTGGCACCGGTTCCGTTTCCGTATAGCAGTTGACCTTCTTCGACCAACATCAGGCCGTAGCGAGCGCGCGCATCGATGTAGCTCTGCAAGGCCGATGCGTCGTCCAGGATCTGGCGACTTGCCTTGAACAAGTGGGCGATGGTGCGAACCGGCGCGTTTTCCAGCTCGAAGGTCAGGTCCGAGTACGGCTTCTGAGTGCCTTCCGAAACAGGAGCGGCATTGTTGACGAAGCCGGTCTCGCGAACGTACTCGACGGAGTTCGATTCAGTGGTGCCAGGCGCAACCAGGTCGCGGATGGTCAGTCGACGCTGCGGAGCGGCAACGACACCGGAGCGACGATCAGGAGCAACCAAGGAACCACCAGAACTGTCGATGGAGGTGATGGCCGAGCGCGGCATGGATACGCGATGCGAACCGCGCAGGGAGCTGGTTACACCCTGCTCTTTCAGGCTCTCTGCGACCATTTGGCCGGCGGTCTGCGGTGCTTCCTCGCCGCCGTCACGCTTCTCGTTGGCCAGCATGGCTTGTTCCGCGGCGCTCAGTCGTGCTTGCAGTTCGCCCTGAGCGGTCAGCAGTTCGTCGACCTTGGCGCGGGTTTCCTTGTTCATCTCGCCGAAGTTGGCGATTTGGGTATTGACCTGTTCGGCCTGGGCCTTGATCTGATCGCCGACCTGCTTGAGGCTGGTGTTCAGTTCGCCGATTTGTTTCTCGAAGTCGCTCATTGCGATTCTCCTTGGAGGAATTTAGTGATGTCTTGTGCTGCCCGTAGTGCAGCGGAGAGGTCAGGAGCGACAGCGCCAGGCATATCGGTCGGGGTGTCACCACCCCCGCCAGCAGCGCCAAGCATGCTGGTCTTGAAGTCATTGATGAGTTCATTGCGCTGGCTTCGCGGCATGCCGCTGCGAGCCAGAGCGGCATCCATCCGGCGCTTGGCCAAGATGGCTTCACTGCGGTTGCTCGGCGCACTGGAGATCTCGTCGGATTCCAGGAAGGCATCTGCCCACCCCTTGTCGACGGCTTCGCGCCCGCCGATCCAGGTCTCGGCGTCCATCTGCTTCACGATGTCGTCGATATCGATGCCGGTGCGCTGCGCGTAAATGTCAGCCAGCGTCATGTCGAATGGCTCCAGCCAGTCGGCGATCTCACGCAGGTCGTTCCGATTGCCCATGGCGATCAGCCAGGCGTTGTGGATCATCAGGAAGGCGGCGCGGCCAATGCGGATTTCATCCCCTGCCATGGCGATAAAGGAGGCGGCAGAGGCAGCCAATCCGATGATGTTCACCGTGACCTTGCCCTTGTGCTCGCGCAGCAGGTTGTAGATGGCCAGCCCCTCGAACACGTCGCCACCCGGGCTGTTGATGTTCACGGTCACATCGACATCGCCGCCGATGGCGCGCAGCGCACCGGCAATGCGTTTCGCGGTTACGCCCTCGCCGGTCCACCAGTCGTAACCGATGGGCTCGTAGATGGTGATGGTGGTGTCGGGGTTATCGCCAGTAGCTGCTCGAAGCTCAGGACGCCATGCATCTAGCGCTTTGGGCGCCAGGTCGCACTGGACGCCCGAGCGCGGGCGAGCCTCCGGCGCTGCCGGAAGATTTCGCAGAGTCATGGGTTACTCCTGTGTTTCTTCGAAGTCGGGCCCAGGAACTTTCAGTCCTGCACCATGCTGATTTACGAGTTGTCGCGCTTCGTCGGCGGTGATCATCTTCCCAACGCCGAGGTAGGCCTTTTGAACCGCCTCTACGGCGGAGAGCTTTCTTTCGCTGCCCCCCCCAGTTGTTCTAGGGGAACCAGGTTGGACTGGACGGTGAGAATGTCTCCGCCGGGGAGTTCTGGCAGGTTCTCTTTCCGGCGACCTTCGTTACGGGTCATGAAACCGTTTTGCGCCATGGTGCTGTACCAGGCAGCGCGACCAGCGCTATCAGCCTTCAGGAACCCCTCAAGGGAGAACTCGGCGTAATAGCGAATCCGCTCGGGCGCAGTTAGCAGTCGCTTGTTGACGCACTGCTGAATCTGATTGGTGATCGAACTGATCGAGAATGTCAGGAACGCGAGCATCTGCTGTTCAAGCCCTGTCCCCCAGTTGCTCCCCTTGTCGGTCTGGCCAATCATCCAGGGCGGCACCCCGAACCATCTGCAAATCTCGATCACGCCATGCTCTCGCGTCTCCAGCAACTGAGCATCGACCGGATTGATGCCGATGGTTTCAGGGGTAATCCCCTGCTCCAGAACCGGGGATCTTCCGGAGTTCATCGCACCCGATACGGACTTCACATACTCCCTGAACTCCTCCCGCTGCGCAGGCTGGAGAATGCGATCAACCTTGAAGGCGACCGTGGGTAGAAGTCCATTCTTGAATGTGCCGTTGGCTGCGTCCTCCGCCGACATGACCGAGCCGAAGACATCAACTCCGTACCTGATTGCAGAGAGACCAATTCGACCATCCAGCGTGAACGCCGGGATGTGCAGCATGTTGGTACGCTCGATCTCTCTACGAGCACCCTTCTTTGGCGTATAGAAATACTTCAGCCGACCGTTGTCATCACACTCCAGGTCGATCCTCGATGGAAGCAGGAAGTCCAACGCAGCCGGTCTGCCAGCAGCGCGGCGAATCTCCGCGTATGCGTTACCCCAAAGCAGCATTGATGCGACCATGGCCTGCCAGAACTGGAAGGCCGTCATGTCGTCGTTGGGGCTGTTTTGAACAACATCGTAGAGCGGGAACGACCGAGCATCGACTCTGCTCCCGTCCGCTTTCCGCTCGTACACTCCCAGCGGAAGACCGGCGACAGAAGTAGAGATCAAGCGAACGCAAGCCCATACCGCAGACAGCTTCATTGCCTTGTCGACAGTGACCTTTTTCCCGCTAGACGACTCCCGCCCCAGGAACTGCGACCAGAACGCGCCATCTGTCAGGCGGATGGTCTTATCCCCCCAACCGAACAATGAAGACCTGGGCGCAGACGTAGCACTGCTCAGGACTTTTCCGAGACTCTTACTCACTGGTCAGTCCCTTGCGAATGAACGCAGCTATGGCGAACGCCGACGCCGCACCGGAAATGAGCGCCCAGCCGAGCCCCAGCAGCACGAAGGTTCCGGCTACGAAAAGAGCCAGACCAAGGACGCCGAAGAAGAGGTAGAGGCCAGTAGCGATGTTCATGCGATGATCGGGTTCCGTATGGCGTTCATGAAGTCGTCGCCGTCATCAACGCCGGCAACCAGGGCGCGCCCCATAGCCATGATCAAGGTCACTGGACCGTCGATCTTGCAGTTGGGGTCGTTGTCGTTTTCCTTGCGCGGGTAGATGTTTTCCTTGGCATCGATCTTTGCCGCCACATTTCCCATCATCCAGGTCATGACTGGGTTTCCGTCATGCCAGAGCGTCCGCGCTATCACCCTCGCCTCCACCTCCTTCATCGGGTCGCTCATGTTCTTCACCGTCTGGTTGAAGTCCACGACCGGGATTGAGGTGTTCGAGAGTCGGGTAATCAGGTAGTTGGCCTGCCAGTCGTCGAAGGCGACATCCTGTAGGTCAATCTGTTTGGCCAGTTCCAGGATGTCGCTTTCGATGAAGGCGTAATCGGTCATGCTTCCGGGCGTCAGGATCAGGTGCCCGTCGAGCGCAAAATTCTGGTACTTCTCGTTTTCCTCGGCTGCCGCTTCAGGGGCGTAGAACCGAGGGATGCAGTAGAACTGACCCGCCTTCTCGAACAACATCACCAGGGCAGCCACGTCTTTCTTGCTCGCCAGGTCCAAAGCCATCCAGCAGCGGCAGCCGGCCATGTCCGCAATCGTGAAGTCGCGCTTCTGACGCTGCCAGGCCAGCATGTTCATCCAGACCGTCCTAGCCCCCACCCACTGGTTCAGATGCTTGGTGCGGAAGGCGTTCTGCTTCGACGCCGAACGCTTGGCCTGCTGGAGCTGGGCCAGGAGGAAGTCAGGGAAGACCGACACTCCGTAATTCGGATTGGCCTTGATCAGGCTGGCCGGGTCATCCCACGGATCATCCTCGTCGATCGTGTAGATGATCCCGAAAATCGTCTCATCGATCGTCTGCCCCTCGAGAATGCGGATCACATCCCGTCGCTTCTCGTAGCAGGGTCCGCCGAGATTCGATCCCGCCGTCGTAATGATCGACAGCAATGGCTGTTCTCGTGCCCCCATGCCGGTCTGCATGGTGTCAACCAGGGCATCCGTGTCGTGCTCGTGGTACTCGTCCACCAGGGCCGCATGGGGACTCGCACCGTCCCCTGGGTTGCCGATAACCGTCTCGAACTTCGACATGTCCTCCATGACGAACATGGGGCCAGGGTTCTTCTGGTTGCCAGAAAGCTCGATACCGAATCGGTTACGCAGGTTCTCCAGCTTGTGCGCCATCATCCACGCCGGACGGAAAACCTCGAAGGCCTGCTTCTCGGTGGTGGCGCCGGAGTAGACCTCGGCCCCCGACTCGCCATCTGCGGCGAATAGGTAAATGCCTCGTGCGGCAAGACGGGCAGACTTCCCGTTCTTCCTGGGAATCTCTTCGTAGGCCTCGCGGAACCTGCGCTTGCCGGTGTCCTTCTTCACCCAGCCGAAGATGTTGGCCTCGATGAATACCTGCCAAGGCTCGAACACTAGCTTCGACTTCGAAGCGCTCCATTTGCCTTTGGTGTGAGGCATGAGCTGCATGAACTTGACAGCACGATCTGCCTTGGCCTCATCGAAAAAGTATGGCCAATCGTCATCGCTCTGGCGGTCCAAGTCATTCAGGAAGCGCTGGCATGCAAGCTTCACATACCGGCACGCAACGATAGCCCCACCCACGACATCGCTAGCGTACTGTCGCGCAATGTCGCTGGGGGTCATCTCAGAAATCCTCGAACTCGTCCTTCTCCTTCGGCTTTTCCAGGCCGAACTTCTGGCGGTCGGACGGCGTTAGTCCAAGCCGGGCCAGGTTTCCGATCAGATGGGTGTACTTGCCAACCGCGAACTCTGTCGGGTTGGCACGGTATTCAGCGAGCAGGTTGGCCGTCACTTCCAGGATGATCCGATCCGATCCCGTCAGAACGCCCTTGATCGACTGAGCGCACAACTCTTTCCATGCGAGACGAGCAGGGCCTTGCAGATGGATGGGCGCTTCTCCGACATCCCCCTCGCCCTTTGCCGGCTCCTGCCGGTAGCGCTGGGGGTTTTTCTTGTCGGCGCCTTTGAACTTGGCGACGACATCTGGCTGTTTGTGTCGTGCCATCTTGAAACCTAAATTCTGTGGAAATGGAAAGTGCTTTGTGGGCGCGGTGTCCTAACGAAAAGTTCTAAGGTTTTGACCCGCCCCACCCCTATAAATGAGACTTTTTCTCATTTAACTCGATTTTTCGGTAAAAACGCACGAACCCAGTGAAAACCACTGACGTCGTTCGTAAATATCTCGATATCGTCGTGTCCTTGCGCTGATAGAACCCGACTATTTCCTAGATGCCGCAGACTCCCTCGCCGTCTTCCTCGCATGACACGGGTAGCCGGCAATAGCCATCAGGTTGGAGTCATCGTCTGTGCCGCCTTGGCTCAGTGGGATGATGTGGTCCACCTCTGTGGCGATCCTCTTCACCCCCTTGCACTCTGGGCACTGGCACATGTAGCCATCCCGTTTGAGGATGCGTTCTCGCTTGCGACGCCACGGTCTGCCGCCGCGCCCGTTCCCCCACGCCTTGTCCTCTACCTCGTGCTTGGTCACTCCCTTGGCCTTGGGCTTGGCGTGACGCTGAGGGAGGTCAGGCACTTTCGGATACCTGATTGCAGGCTGCCTGATCATCAGGATGGAGGGCCAGCAGTCCGGAACGCAGCAGGGGCTCGAGAACCTTCATGGCACTCACTACCTCGCCGCTGTACCCAACAATGTCATCAGGCGTCCAGGGCCGATTGGGGTTGACCTCGACTCCTGCGGGGATCGGGTGACTCTTCATGATGGCGTTCCTTCATCAGACATCCCGATGAGCTTCGCGACCATCAGGGCTTCGGCGAAATCATTTGCGTTGGCATCTCGCCAACGGGAGAGCCCGCATACGTGGTAGATCAACTCCCGACCAGGGAGCGGGCTTTCGGGGCGCTCGATCTTGTAGCGAACCTGGACAACCAGCTTGCCGAACCATCCGCGACGGACTCGAACAGCAGCTATCTGGGTTTCCCTGGCGGAGCCCATAAACGTCGACATCATCGCTCCCCTGGCGGTGTTGCCAAAAGGCTATTACTGCGTACCGGCTGATGCCCTTGGATCGGTGTTCCATCCAGATAGCTGGTCGGCATGGCGTCAGGATCCTCGCCATCTTCGGCGAGAGCCTGGATCAGGAGGAGCAATAGCTGATTGGTCTTGCGCTGCTCATCGAGCAAGTCTCCGAGCAATGGGCGAATGTCGCTGTGAATGCCAGCCTGAAGTCCGTTGTTCAGGACCAAAGCCCTACAGCCAAGGCTTTCTGCCAGCGGCTGGATAGACTCAGATATACGGTCGACCTTCTCCTGGGACAGGGCGACGTCCGTACTGAGCACCAATAGAGATTTCTGGCTATCGTTCATCATCCACTCCAGATTGCTTCGGCTTGGCGGCCACAGCAGAGGCCGCGCGCTCTACCGCGACACGGGCCCACTTCTTCGCCCATTCACGCGTCTTGTTGCAGAAGGTGCACTTGGTCATCAGCTGCGCCTTCCCTTAATTGCCTCAAGATACGCATCGTATGAGATGCGCGACTCCATCCCTTCCCCGCAAAGCCTCACGTGCTCATTGTCGAGTGCGAACGTGACCGTGACCGCTGGCACGAGACCATCGTTGCTGACGCTCAACGAAAGCTGGCCAGGGAGCGGCTTCCCGTTGCTGTCACACAAAATCAGGCATGTGCCGGTGTTCTTCAGTAGAAGCGGAGCATCCATCAGTACACCCTCAGAATGTGGGCCAGGTTCCCCCGCGCACGACAGACAAGGCCGAGCAAGATCGCTAGAACCAAGGTCAGCCAGGGAGAGACGGGATTCAGCCTGTAGCCGTGGAGCGCATCGAGCATCACGCTCAGAGCGAAGCATCCACTTCCTACGCACAGAAGGTAGGCGAGCCAGGAAACGCCCCGGCGATACCTCGCACCTTGCCGGCGGTATGTCGCCAGCCTCATGCAGATGGCGCCGCAGATCATCGCGGCCACCAGAGTCCAAGGGTCAACCATTACGACCTCCAAAGCGGTCCGCAATGAAGCGGAGCCAACCAGGCGTCTTCCCCCCCTGCACCCACTCCAGCAAGCTGGTGCCCACTGCGACGCAGAACAATGCCCCGCCACACGCGACCAGGCCCGATGTTCTGGCCCATTCTCGCCCGATGACTTCGCCGGCGACGTAGTAGCCAACGATCCAGGACACGACGAAGTAACCAAGGCGCGCCCAGGCCGAAATGTCCTTGGCGTACACCACGAAGAAGATCGCCCCAGCAAAAGCACCGATCACTGCATTGGCATCAATGCCAGGGATCAATGCAGACGCACCAATACCGACCAGGCCGGCGACTGCTACCGCACCACTCGGCTCGGCCATATTCACGTACTCCAGATGCAGAAAGCCCAGGTCATAGCCTGGGCCTTGTAGTGTGGCTCTCACGAAGAAAAGCCCCGCTCATGGGCGGGTATGGCCCCGTGCTATCCTCGTGACTCCTACACCACGAAACAGGACGGACCCATGGCAAACTTCATTGTCACGTTTCAAATCAAGGCTGATGACACCTACCAGTCTCGGTATAGTTCCTTCAAGAAGAAGATCAATGAGTTAACCAGCTACAAACACTGGGATGAAACGACTTCTTTCTACTGCTTCGAACTGGACTACACGGCGCAAAGGCTTTGCTCTGAGCTGTACACCGGCAGCGAGTTCAACGCAACCAAAGACATAATGGTGGTCATCGATGTATCCAATCGAGAGAAGGCCACGAAAGGTCCGATCCAGTATCCTGCGCTGCTCGACGCCTATCTTGGTTTCTAGCTAGGTCCGCCCAGTACCGAGAATCTGCGACTCGATCTCAGCTACACGACGCTCATATTGGGAAAGTGTCTCTCGGTTAAGTCGCAGATCTTCAGCCAGCCTACGCTCTTGGGCAGCCGCCAAAGCATACAACCCTTCAACCTCCGCCAGCTTTGCTTCTTGAGCAATGACAGACTCCACAGCTTGCCGGTATTCGCTTTTCATGTACGTTCTCCGCGCGCAGGGTTAAGCCTCTCAGCACTTGAGTATGAGGGCCTGGCGTCGAGTGGGATGGATTGAGTTTGGAGCGGCTCGCGGGACTTGAACCCGCAACATCTGACTTGGAAGGACAGCGCTCTGCCAGTTGAGCTAGAGCCGCGGAATAGGTGCCGGGCGAACCCGGCGTCACGCCCGCAGAGCAAGTAGCCGGGGCTTTCGCCTTGATCACCAGTGGTGACCCTTGCTTTCTTCTGCCGCATGCGTGAAAGCTATACTGCTGTCTCAGCCAAAGCAGAGGATACGACATGAGTTCAGCAGAAAAGACATATATGATTCTCATTCGTCTTGCAAATGAGAATGTCACACCAAAACACTTAAGGGAGAACGCCCCCCTAATTAAAGCTGTGATCGAGAAATACTCACAGAAAGACTGTCAGTTGGTATTCACCAGCCCAGACGGGTCAACTTTTGGCTGGCTATTAAACACAGAACAACCGCTTGGAAAGCTCAAAGCAGCTCTCTACGGTAAAACCAAGGACACCGATACCTCTCCGCTATTCAATGGAGACTCCTTCCTTGGGATGGAACTCGGTAAGGACTTTGAGGGTACCGGATTCAGCAACGGATGGACGTGGTTGCAGCACCACCAGAGATAAACAAAGCCCCGCGCTAAGGCGGGGCTTTTTATGACTTTCGCCAGAGGCGAATTTGTCACGATGGAGATAAGTGTGCCTCAGCCGCACATTTGTCGTCAAGCAGCATTTTTCATCATTTTTATCGCCGAAGAGACAGGCACAAGCGCGGCCTTGTCGAGATCGTTGCAGGCATCGAAACAGGCCTGGATAAAGCCGTCCCATTCCCTATCCCAGTTTCTTGGGTCAAGTTCAATGCCATGCATACGGTCAAGCCAGGCGCGGAACGACTCAGGGCTCGGGCAAGGATCAACACCTTCGCTCTGCCCGCCCTGATGCATGCGACGGTACCGGAACAAGACTCCCGCAGCGACATAGCGCGCCTTCTCGAATTTCTTCGTGTACATCCTTGGGCCAGTGTCGTACGCCACCCTGAACACGATCTCTTCCGCAGCCTCTTTGTCGTCTTCGCCAGCCATCGGGCTGTACATGTGATTGCCGAACACCTTCAGATGCGCCGGGAGGGTATCGATCGCCTTTTGAATCACGCCGGCGAGCGCCTGATGAACAGCCCGAGGAGTGCTAATGTCGCGCTCAGTTCTGGTCTGGTGGATTCCTGGCACGAAGGTGTGCTGGCTGTAGGAGACAGCCTCCCCATCATCATCGATCTCGGTGATACGGCGCCGGACATATCCGCCAGCTTCGACAATTCCAAGAGCAGCTCGCTCTGCCGCCTCAGCCATGCCGCTGTTCCAAGGGGTATAGAACGCATCGTGCCAGGCAATGCGCGCGCTGTTTAGATTCATGCCGTTGCCCTCTTCAGCTCGCGCACCCAGGCCCGGAACTTGGCCTTCAGTGCTTTGATTTCTTCAATGGTCAGTTTCAGTGGCTCATGATGGCCTTCCAGCCACTCAACTTTCTCGGCGCCGATCTTGCGCACCAGGTTGATCCGGTAGTTCACGATGTCGCCTGACTTATGGTTGTTGCATGGGGCGCATTGTTTGTTCACGTTGAGCGGCTCGAAGCGCAGCTCAGGGCTGGCGGCAACCGTCCTGTAATGCCCGGCGTGGTACTGCCCATCGTGGTGGCGGCCACAACTGATGCACGGCTGGTCGGCGTCGCGCAGGCGAATGAATTCGTTGAATGCCTGCTGAGCCTCGCGCAGGTGATCCGCCCTGCTCTTCAACCGCTCCTTCCGCACCCTGATCTCCCTCCGCTCCCGGTCGTCGATGGCCTTCCGCGCCGGCTTGGAGTGCTTGTCCTTGATGGCCAGGGCGCAGGCCGGCGAGCAGACCTTTTGCGTGCTGCTGAAGCGAGGCGTGAACTCCTGGCTGCATGCAGGGTTCTGACACTTTTTCAGTTTCGGCTTTGCCTCAATCACAGCCGCCTCCTCGACTCTCGCTCTACCTCTTCCTTGAAACGCCGAAACCTGCGCTGATATTCCTCGAAGGACGAGTCACGACGCTGGCAGTAGATGGTTATGCCAGCGAATACCACGAACAGGGCGAAGAAGATGGATGCCTCAATGACAAGTTCACCGCTCACGCCTCAACCTCCTTCGCCTTCTGCTGCTCGGGCTGGAAGTCGCCGCGCAAGGGTATTAGCGCCGACTCTCGGCAGTAACAACCACGTCCTTCTCCTTCCACAAGCCAGGAGGTCTCGCCGCTAATGAGCGAATAGAACCCGTCTACCCGCACCAGTTGAACAACGGTCCCCAAATTCTCTTCGTATTGCGCGCTTACAATCAGCGCCAAATCCCCAGCCTTGAACTTGCTCATGCGGCCTCCCAGTAATCGCGTGTGGTGAACTTCACGCCGCGCTCAGCGGCGAAGGACTCCATCACCAGGAACATTTCGTTGAACCACTTCTTTGACTGCTTGCGGGTCGATACGCCGAGGACCACGAAGCCGCCGTTGATGCCGGGAACAGCGTCCTGTTGCTGTACCGCCGCGCTGAAGATGTGCTTCCAGCTCTCGTCGTCCAGCTTCCGGCCATACCACTCGACCTGTTGGCTGATGTCGCGCAACATGGCCCACATACGCCTGTTCTGGGCGTCACTGCGGGCTTCGTCGTGGAGGCTCCAGGTCTTGCCCTCGGTCAGGTCAACGCGCTGAAGGATCGCTATAGCGCGCTGACGGTCGGTCTCGTTGCGGAGGTGGAATCGGGGGTTAGCCATTTGCCGACCTCCGCCCGGTAGTGATACCGGGGATCATCTCCGCACGGCGACGAAGAACCTCGGCGCGTTCGTGAGGAACGCCAGTCCTGTCCGAAACCCCATTGCGATAACCGTGCATGTAGGCTGCCGTGGACCGTTTGGCGCGCAGGCCATCCTTGCCGGCCATGTAGCCCTGGACCATTTCCCAATCGGCGTCCGAGTACATTTCTGGCTTGCGATAGTTCCGCATCACTCGACCTCCTCCGGATTGGATTCGGAAACTCCAGAACCACAAGGAACTGGCGGCCAATGGCCCTTGTCCTCGAGCAGTTCCACACACAGAGCAACACATGCATCACAGATAAGCGCCGACGGGCCTTTGATGAGCGCCTTTAGGTCGTGCTCGGACTCTCCGCAGAACGAGCAATAGTGCGTTTTAACATCCATCACACAGCCCTCCGCTCAGCCAGTTCCGCGCAGTCCCGGCACTTCCGAACCCCAGGGACGATCGAGCGCCGAGCCACCGGAATCTCCTCGCCGCAGTCTTCACATTCGTACAGGCTCTCGCCGACGTACTTGACTCGGGAGTACAGGCGTTCAGCGAGTTCACGCTCGGCGTAGTCGTTGGCGATGTCTACGATATCCACGTCACTCGCCCTCCCCTTGCAGGCTCTTCAGTAGTGCCTTGAGCTGGCGATAGCTTTCCATCGACTTAGCGTTCGATTCGCGTTCCTGCTCGACTGCCAGAGCGACGTCCTCGATGCGATCAGACAGGCGCTTCATGTGCTCGGCCATGCCGGCGAGCTCATTTGCCAGTTCGCCCAGCATCTCCAGCGGGGAGGCAAAGCGCTTCTGCTCGGACTGGGTTTCGATCTTCTTCGCGGGCTCGCCCATCTTCGGCTCCTGAGGCTTGGTCTTTTTCTCGACTTGGATTCGTTGGTAGTGGTCAGTACCAGTGCGGCGGATCAGTCCGGAATCGACCAGATCGCGCAGACAGCCCTGGACAATCCGAACGTCCGGCGTGCTTCCGGTCATGTTGCGGAGCGCGGTGAGCACCTGGAACGAACGCCAGGGCTCAGAGATCGGTACGCACTCATAGACCTTCTTCGCGATGCCGGTCTGTCCCTGCATGAGGGACTCCTGTTTTGCGGGCGTCACTGCTCGATCCTCCCTTCAGGCCAGATGCTCTTCACGACCTCTACCGGGTCGCAGTCCTCCATCAGAATCATCGCGAAGCGCTTGGCGCCTACGATTACGGTCCAGGAGCGTTTCATTGGTCCGCTCCTTTGCTGCCGTAGCGATCAGACAGTCGAGTTACCTTTTGCGGTCTAACCACTTCATCAGGACGCCACTCGGCAGACAGGTTTTCAAAGCGGTTGTACTGACCAAGAAACGCAGCGCGCACCGTACCCGTTTCAACTTCGCGTCCCTTTGCGATGATGATCTCGGCCACCCCTTTGAACTCGGTATGCTCGTTGTAGACCTCATCCCGGTAGACAAAGAGGATGATGTCTGCGTCCTGCTCAATAGCGCCGGATTCGCGGAGGTCGGACTGGATCGGGCGCTTGTTGGGGCGCTCCTCACACTTTCGGGAAAGCTGGCTTAGGAGAATCACAGGAACGCCAAGTTCGTTTGCCAGGAGCTTGAAGCCGCGACTGATTGAGCTGATGACGTTGACGCGGTTCTCCCCCTCCCCGTCCATGAGTTGCAGGTAGTCGACCATCAGCATGTCGAGTCCATAGCGCATCTTGTGGCGCCGTGCCATGGCGCGAACTCTGCCGATCGTATTCAGGGCCGGCTTGTCCGCGAGGTACAGGCTGGACATGCTGATAGTCCGCGATGCGGCGCCCAACTCGGTACCGTACTCCTCGCATGCGGTACCGTTTCTGATCATGTTCAGCGGAATCTTTCCGACTGAAGCAACGGCGCGGTCAATGAGCTGTCCATTGCTCATCTCAAGGCTAAGCGCCAGTACTGACTTCCGCTCCTTGAGCGCCGCATGGATCGAGCAGGACATTGCGAAGGTTGTCTTGCCCATAGCTGGTCGGCCAGCAACGACAATCAGTTGTCCCGGCAGGAACCCGCCGATCTTGGCGTCAAGATCAGTCAGCCCAGAAGAGATACCCATCAGGGTTTGTCCGCTCCGATAGCGGTCGTGGCGCTGCTGCCAGACCTCAACCTGGGTTGCCAGGACATCTGAAGCCTTCTGAACGTCAACGCTAGTTTCGCCGGCATCCACCGCCATGATTGCGGCATGCGCAGCAGAGACCTTTTCGGCGGTCTCCTGACTCGAACTGGCAATCTCGGAAATGTCCTGGGCAGCGACATGCAGCGCCCGATCAACAGCCCGCTCACGGACGATACGGGCATAGGTCGAGGCGCTGGCAATACTCGGGGTGTTCTTCACGATCTCGCAGCAGTAAGCCAGTGCCGGGGTCTCGCTAGGGAGTGTCCCAAGCTGCTCAGCCACGGTCAGGAAGTCGACCGCTTTGTTGGCAGAGCGCACCGCCATGACCGCCCGGAACACCTCAGCGTTGTCTGCGAAATAGAACGACTCCGGGGTCAGCTCATCGGCAAGAACGTCGATCAGCTCAGGACGCTGCATCATCGCGCCAAGAACCCCATGCTCGGCTTCGAGGCTGTAGGGATCACGCATGGTAATTGCCCTCCACAACCTTGACGAAGTTGGAGGGAGCAATCAGCCAGTCGAAGCAGCAGCGAAACACTTTCCCGTCGCGACCCGACACCCTCCCCATCAGGAAATCACTGGCGCGAACGGTCTCGAAGTAATCTCTCCAGAAGCCAAGGTCCTGATGGACTTCGCTGTCATTCCAGCGAGCCTGCACCTTCGACTTCCGATCTTTGTTGATCAAGACCACGGTCGGCAGCTCTGGAAGCACTTCGTTGAACAGGTCGACAATCGCCTCTACCGGGCAGGCAGTCTTCTTGGATTTCGCATCTTCGGCAGCAGCGGTTGTCTCTACTGACGGTTCACTTGATGGTTCTATTACGGTTCTGGGGGCACCAGGTGCCGGGGTGGGGGGAACGTCGTGCCGGGGTGGGGCGGCACCTGGTGCAGGGGGGCACGTCGTGCCGGGGGCATAAGATGCCGGGGTAACGGTGTACCAAGTGGATCGTCCATGGCGCGGGTGACTGACCAGAACCTTTGCATCCTCCAGCCAGCGGAGCGCGTTGCGTACAGCGCGCTCTGATAGGCAAGTACGCTCTGCAATTTTGGCAACGGACGGCCAGCAAACACCGTCGTCGTTCGAGTTGTCAGCCAGCGAGATGAGAACGGCCTTCTGTGGGGCGCTCATCCCTTGAAGCGGCCAGCACTGGGTCATGATTATCGTGCTCACCAGCTATCCTCCGCGGCAATCAGGGAAAGAGCGCGGCTGGACTTGATCGGGTGTTCAGTCGGCAGATGCTGCAAAAGGACTCCTTTGCAGATAGACGATGCCGCCAGAATCCAGCGCGGGATCATGTCGAGATTTGGCACGCTGAATCGCACGCTTCCACCCTCGGCCCACATGCGAATTCCATCCAGGGAGGCGTAGCGCATGAAGACCTCGACGCGCCCTTCGTCATCTACGCATGCCTCCAACTGATCCAACAAATCTTCGACGGACAGGTAATAATCGCCGTCGCTGGTAACAGCTATCGAGTTGCACCACTCTTCAATTGCCAGCTTGTAGGTCAGGGCGCGGCCGCGGAAGAATTCGCGACTACAGGAGAGCCGTTCGAGATCGAACTGTTCGTGGATCTTGCGTTCCACTTCACGCGGGTCTTCCACCTCGCCGTAAAACAGAAGTTCGAAAGGAAGAGGCGCCGCCGTAGCATTTGAAATCTCAATACAGCGCTGAGTCGGAGCCCGTTCTGTCATGCCGATCTTGTAGATCCCCGGCATAGCCTGATTGCCCAGGCAGTAGATAAACCCGTAATTCATGGGTTATGCTTCCTGTGTGTTGTGTTTTCCCACGCGTGATTCGGCTGCCACCGATCCACGCACCGACAAAGCCCTGTAGTAGTCGCTCAGGGCTTTGTTGTATCTGCGCCTCCACTCACTCGACCCCATACCCGCCAGCTCTTCAGCAGCGTTAGCCATTGCGGCGTAGTCAGAGTTCGTGAGACGAGGGCGCATAGTCACTTCGCCCTGTGCAGTTCGAGCACGGCTCGAACCTCTTCATGCCGGGCAGCCATGTGCTTGGCATGCAGGGCCAAGATTTCCTTCGCCTCATCGGCGCTGATCTCCCCGTCTTCCAGGGCCAGAGCGATCATCTGATCAACCCGTCCACGCTTAACCGCTGTACGCAGCGAACGGTGGTGCAGGTCTACGTTGTCCAGATCGCCCGCTTCCGGCGTCCGCACAAACACTCCCCCGTACATCGCGCAGATGTAGTCCGGCAGATAGGAAGTCCCCATCTCCTGCTCCAGGACGTACAGGTCGCCGTCGCTCAGGGGCTTCACGCCCGCCGTTTCGTACATCTGGTTCTCCAGGCGCTTCAGCGGAATCCCCAGTCGCGCAGCAGCGCAATCGCGACCGCCCGGATAGGCATTGGCTACCGTGGTCATTACCTTTCTGCGGGTCTCTAGTACGGGCGTTTTCATGCTCTAGTTCTTCCCATGAGGTTGGTGCTATACGCTGTCAGCCGTGAATTGAGGGGGCGGCGAAAGCCAGCGCTTCGAATGTGGAGTCCGGCGCAACCGTGGTAGCTTTTTGCTTCCACACGAAAAGGCCGCGGAGGCCGGAGATGACTGACGAAATCGACAAGATCGTTGCGACGATCAACGCGCAGAAAGGCGAACTGATGGGCATCAACGCCTTCCTTATGGCAATGGCACGCTCGCTAACACCTGCGGAACTCGGGAGGGTTCTCGACGGGTTCGATAACGAAATTGCGCACATGCGATCGTTCTTGGCGTACTCGCAACTGCCGGACGAAGTCATTGGGGGTCTCGAGGGCTATGTGAAGACTTGGAACGCGATTCGAACGAGGCCAAACCAGTCTTGAGAGACTGCGCCCAGAAAGCGTCTCGGCTCTCCTCGTCATCCTTCAGCGCATTCTCGGCAGTCACTTTCTCTGGCCCGGCCAGAACCATTTCGCGGGCCAGTTCAAGGAAGCGCAGCGCATCCTCTTGGCTCATGCCTGAGTCGAACTGGATGTAGGCCGTTGGCCACTTGTCGATCAGCCGGATTTCACTGGAGCTCTTCCTCGACGAGGTGGCGCCCAGGAAGTAGGCCATCGCCAACGAGATCCCAAAGATCAGGATTTGCATGAATTCGGTCATGGCTGGCCTCCCGGCCGGTAGATTGGTCGGGGTCAGGCAACGGCCTTGGCGGAGTGAGAAGGGAAAGCCTTAACCTCCTCAGCCGAGTAGGTTCCGTCTGCGTTTTCGGTGACATAGATGTCACGCCCGACCCGCAACGCCTTGTTCAGTGCGCCCTGGGTCAGTCCCAGCAGCGCAGCGGCCTTGGTCTGGCCCTTCTGGGCAGAAAAATCTTTGAGAGGAATGCGGTGCATAACCCAGGTCTCCATGGTTTATCCATGGACAAAGTATTGCCGGCGGTTATTTCAAAGTCAATGCCGGCGGCGATGGATACCTATCGCCTGCGGGAATACCCTTCGCACATGAGCGACAAGAAACGTGAAATCTCCCAGTGGGAGAAAGAGGAATGCGCCAAGCTGAAAGCTGCGCTGGAAGAATTCAACGCCGGGAAATCTCGGAAGGAGAGCCTTACCCAGGGGAAAATCGCCGAGGCTCTCGACATGAGCCAGGGGTCCGTGAGCTCCTATCTCAACGGGTACAACGCGCTCAATGCGAGGTTTGCTTCGTACGTTGCCTCGCAAATCGGGATCCGTATCGAGTCATTCAGTGAACGGCTGGCAGCGGAAGTTGGGGAGATGGCCAAGGCTGTGCATGCAGAACCCGCAAAGGGGAATGTCATTTCTGCCGACTTTTCGAGGCAGAGAACAAAGAACGGGTTCATTGTCGTACCCCAATACGATATCGCTGCCTCCATGGGGAAAGGCTTGGCGCGCCCAGAATTTGATGTCGTGATCGACTCGATTGTCGCAAGCGTCGACTATCTATCTCGCAACGTCAGATATTCAGCACCAGACAACCTCGCGCTAATCACGGGCTATGGCGACAGCATGCAGCCTACGTTTTCGGACGGAGACATCCTTCTAGTCGATACCGGCATCACTGAGATAAAGATAGATGCCGTCTACGTTATGGCCCTGAAGGATGAGCTTTACATCAAGCGGATGCAGCGAAGGGCAGATGGCACTTTTCTGATGATCTCAGACAACAATACATACCCGCCCATCGAGGTATCCAGTGCCGAATTAAAAAGATTCCAGGTTCTTGCTAGGGTCCTGCTGGCCTGGAATGCGAAAAGGCTGTGATGAACACCTGACGTTCAAGGAGAGAAGCAATGGTCGATTTGCATGCTGAGTTTGGGGAGAGTCGGATTTTCCACGAGAAACGCATAGACCGAAGGTCTGTCGATGCACTCGCGGGACTGGCCGCCGGGATCACTGCTGGGCGCTAAGGCTGAAGTTTCTATAGGGGACGCGCTCCGTCCTAAGGTTCTCGGCCCAGCCTTTGGCGATGTGCCTGATGACATCTCGTACCGTATCAGCAGCTACAACGACCACTTCAAGGGCGGGAAAAGCGGATATTTTGTTCCTGGAGATGGCCAACTCTTCGCCTTCCCCTCCGCCCTCTATCAGCAGCTCCAACAGGCTATGGCGGCGAACAACGCAAAGGCTGTGAGCAATATCCTGTTCAGCCTTCGAGACATTCTTAATGCCGAAGCTACCGAGAAGAAATGTCAAAACATCTTGATGGACTGCAGCCCGTTCTACGGTGGCGGAACCCACCTGGCTTGGTGTGCAGCTGACGCTTTGATCATCCCCGTGCGAGTGGATGAGCACTCGATTGAGTCGCTTGATATCACGCTCGACATGCTCTCCAACCCGAATAGTGATTACAACATATGGGCGGAGAGAGCCGGCGGCATGAAGCCACCAAAGGTGGCTGCGATCGTTATGACAATGGTTGGCGCACGGAGCCCGAAAAAAGGCGTGAAAGACCGAGCTTCGCAAATGTACGTTGAGCGCGCTTACAGCACGGCGGCGAAGTACCCGGATCTCTTCGACATTGCTGACCCAGCGGATGCATTCGCAATCACTGATGATTTCATGTCTGCTGGTCGAATCAGCGGTGCAGAAGGGATTCCAATTCCTAAACTGAAGGTTGGTCAGTTCCATACGGTCAATGGAAGCCGGCTCCAGGTCAATCAGTCGCAGACAAAATACAAGAAAGAGCTGGAATACCTTCTCAGCATTCTGTGACTCCAAACCCCGCAACCGCGGGGCTTTTCGTTCCAGGATGCCCTCCACTCCCGGCTCCGCACTGATCTGACGACCGCCCTGCCCCGGCGCTGAACTCGATACAGCGCCGCCCCTTCTGTCTGGCGCCGCATCCAAAGGACTCCTGAGCGAGCCCCGCCTGCGTGATGGCGACGCGCCAGGGTGCTAGGATGGCGGCTCAACTCACAGGGAGGTACCCATGAAGTCCGCAGTCATTCTTGCAGCCATTCTCGCATCATGCTCGGCCTTTGCCGCAAAGCCAGCCGCCAAGGCCTGGACCCAAGAGCCATCAAGCTTTCTTGGCCTGACCTTCGAAAGCAGCAGCGTCATGGCGCTCCCTCAGTGTGCGCCAGGCGTGATCGGTTTCCAGCAGACACGGCTTTGCCGAGAAAAACCATATGGCAATCTCTACACGATTGAGGGAAAGCCCTCGATCGGTCTTCGATACAACTATCACTTGTCCGCCAAGCTGAACGAAGGCCAGGTGGAATACTTCATGCTTACGGGTAATACCGATGATTTCGATAAAGTGACCGAACTCTTCACCGAGAAATACGGAAAGCCTACATCCCGCGCTGCTCCATCAGTGAAAACCAAGGCCGGGGCATCCTTCGTCAACGACACTCTGGTATGGGATGGCGCGCGCGTCAGCATTACGCTTGAGCGATTCTCGACAGACATAAATACCTTCGGCGCAATAGTGCTCAACAAGCCGATCGCAGAGGCAAATTCTCGGGCCGCCGCTGAAAAAACCAAGAGTGATGCCTCCAAGCTCTAGCCTCCTCTGACCGTGATCACCAAGCCCGCCTAGCGCGGGCTTTTTCATGGTCGCAAGAAAATATATCTCCGGCGGTATTGACTTATGTATATCCGGCGGCGATAGTTAATCCATAGCCGCAGCCAATACGCGGCCAGGCCACCGAGCCGACCGCTCTTTCGACAATTTGGGAACCCTCTGCTGCGCCAACGTCGCGAGACGCTGGGAGAGGCAAAAGACGCAGCCCGAGCTGGGCCGGACAGTCCAGCCGTGCAAGCCCATGCGTTGCACGCGACGTCGCTCAAGTCACCTGCCAATAGACCAAAGAAGCAAACGCAGGAGTGGGAACGAACCCCGACAAGGAGAAGCGACCGAGACGAACCGATTTCTCAGATGCCCTTCGCCATCCCGGGAGGGGCATCGAAGAAGTCAACACGCCCTGGAGGGCAAGGCGATGAATGAAAAGGCCTTACTGGCTTTACGTCAGTCTCTTCGAATCATTCGCAGGGAGAGCGACGTACACCGAGCGCGCA